CCACCCCCACAGGCTCCCACCCAGAAAGCCCCGCCCAGCCCTCCCCTAGCCCCCGCAGCACCCATCCCTGAGCCCGCACCCATCGACCAATCCCCCCGCGCCATCGCCCTGCGCGCAGCGGAGGCAGCCGGCTGGAAGGCTGGCGATATCCAGCCGCGCGCTAAGATCATGAGGCACCAACCCAGCCGGATGTTCCTGCTTGTTGAGGTTGAGAACTGGGGCGATCCGGTGATCTGCCACGTCAAAAACGCCCCATCATGGAGTCCTGTCGACCCTCGTTTCAGCACCCTTGACGCCCGGTTCTGCGGCACGGCGACCGCCGAGGGGCGCCTGCTCTTTGAATCTCCTGACATCTGCAAGGCCAAACGCCCCCGCGACCGATGAGTGTTGCCGCATCCAACTACGCCGTCCGCATCTGCCGGCTGCAGGACGTGGCCGCCAAGATGGTGCTCACCGCCTTGGCGTGGAAGTCTCACCAAGAGACCCCGCATCTGGCCTTCATCGGCAACGAGCAGCTTCGGCAGGAGACCGGCCTCAAAAGCGTCAACGGAGTCAAGGACGCCCTGCGCCGCCTTGTCGCCGCCGGAGAGGTCAGGATCGTCGAGGTCGGAGGCCGCGGGCAGTCCACAAACTACGAGCTGGTCGGCGTCAAGCAGTGGCTGGAATCCGGCGAAGTGTCGCCATTTGATATATCAGATGGCGACAGTAAAGTGTCAGCATCTGACAGTAAGTGTCAAATGGCGACAGTTAAGTATCGCCATCTGACACCCATAGACAATAAGACAATAAAGACAGAAGACAAAGGCGCTGACGCGCCAGCTCCGGCCGCTTCGCAGCCTTCGCCACCTTCTTCTTCCCCTGTAGCAATTCCGCGTCCGAAGCCGCCCAAGTTCGACCCCGCAACCGTTTCCCTCCCCCACGGCGCCGGCCTCGCCAATGCCTGGGCAGAATTCGCCCAACACCGACGAGAGATCAAAGCCCCGCTCACTCCGACCGCCGCCCAACGCATCGTCGCCGACCTCGCCGCCGTCAACGAGGTCACCGCCGTCGAAGCCCTCCGCAGGTCCATCAAGCACGGCTGGCGCGGCGTCTTCCTAGACACCCCCAAGGACACCGCGAAAGTCCTCCACATCCCCCGCAGCGGACCCGTGCAGCCCTCCGAGGTTGAGAAGCGCATGATGGCCCTCGAGGCCCTGCAGGAAGAGCGCATGAGAGGAGTCGCATGACCCAGCCGCTGCTCCTAGCCATGCCTGACAGCGAGTTTGCTCCGGTGACGGAGGATGCGGTGATCGAGGCGGCGCCCGACAGCGCAGAGCGGCGGCGCTTAAACAAGGAAATCAATGTGCGCTCTAAAATTGCCGAGCTGCTGTTTCTCCAAAAAGCCCTTGAGCTTGGCTACGGGGTCAAGTGGATGCAGGACAACTGCAAAGACTACGACATTATTTTGGAGCGCGACGGAATGCGGCCGATGTTCGTGCAGGTTAAATGCTCACTTGCGAGTGCAAGCAAAAGCAGCAAATACTACCACATTTTGAACAGGGTGCGCGGCAGCTTTAAGCCTTACAGCCCTACAGCCTACGACGTTTTGGCCGTCTATTTAGGGGATCGGGCCGAGTGGGTTTTGTATACGCGCGCCGAACTAGGCAACCGGATGAATACATCATACACGCCACCCGAGTTGCGCCAAGTGGCCGTAAAAACCAGCGCTCCCGACGCCCGCGACCCCAACAACTGGAGTCTCCTGAACCAAGTCGCAGAATCTTTAACCGTAACTCAATAATTGATTGCCCCCCCCCTACGTTATCAATTTATATCTAAACCCCTAAGACAGCGGATGTCCTACCCCCACTGTACCTTTGTCCACATATGAAAACCAAAAAACCCATCCAGAAAAAACCGTCCGCGGTCGCCCGCGAGAACGGCCGTCCCACTATCAACGCCGAACTCGTAGATGCCCTCTTCGTGGAGACCATCGCCAACATGGTCGCCTTGCAGGCCGTTTGGGAAAAGATCAGCCGCAAGGAGGAACTCAAATGATGACCAAAAACGGCAAGGTGAAAACCATTGAAGATGGCACTCCCGGCTGCCCCTACATCCGCCATCTCGAAGTCCACGCAGCCTGCGACCGCTTCCTGATTTCCCGCGGACTCATGCAAGCGCCTAGCTTCCGCAAGTCCGCCTGGCTCTACGGCGCGGTCACGGCCGAAAGGCGGGCGGCATGACCACCGGCACACCCCACATGGTCATCGGCCGGGTCGGCTTTGCCAGCAACGGCGAATTCGTTGCCAACCCCCACGACGCGAGCGACCTCGTCGCCGAGTTGGAGGCGCAGATCGATGAGCTGATTGAGCAACGCAATCAGCTCAGAATCGTGCTGCAAAAATGTGCGGCCCTCACTCCGGCAATCAGCGACGCCAAGCACGAAATCCTCCTCGCCACCGACCCGAAAAATCTTCACCCACCCCAAGAAAACTTCTTGCCATGATGTGGACACTCTGGGACATTCGTGGACACACCGCGGCACACCACACGCAGTCTTAGTGCCATGGAAACCCTCGACGACAACCCCGCAAAAACCACCGCAACCCACCGAGCCCGTAATCGCACCGAACTCGCCGCCAGCTCCGCTTTATGGATATCACCCCACGCTTACGAAAGTTTTCTCATGGTCGATGCAGCTTGCTCCCGCTGGCTCAATCAACGCGCACAACTGCGGAGGCGTTGCGATGAATGTCATGATCACCAGCTACCTGCTGTTCGTCCTCTTGGTCGTGATTGTCATAGTGATCATCGACCGTAACAACAGCGGAGGAGGCGCCGCCTAATGAAAAAGCAAGTCACGCCTAACTCCCCCGAGGTCGAGGCCGCCGTCTTGGGCGCCCTCATGTCGGAACCCAGTATGATCGACGAGATCGCCGGCCTTAATGCCGACCTTTTCTTCACGCCCGCCAACGCGCAGGTCTTCGGCGTCATCCGCGACATCCGCTCGGCCGGCGGTGTGCCCAACATCATCGCCGTGACCCAAGTCCTCGCCAGTCACGACCGCCTTGAGTTCGTCGGCGGAGCCGGAGCCGTGACCGAAATGGTCTCGCACACCGCCGGTGGTCCGGCCGCAGTGGAGTACCATGTGCAGACCCTCCGCGACCTCCACGCACGCCGCGCAATCCTTAACGCCGCCGGCCGCCTGCAGTCTGCCGCCTCCGATATGTCGCAGCCCGCGGACAACGTCTTGCAGGACGCGGGAGAGTCCGTCTTGTCACTCTCCCTCGGCCAATCGACCGACAGCATGCGTCCGGCGTCTGCCATCGTGCCCGGTCTTTTGGAGGAGTTGGAGAAGCTAATGATCCCTGGCCAGAAGCTCGGCGTGGAGACCGGCTTCAAAGCCCTCGACTACATGACCGGCGGCCTGCGCCCAGGGCAGCTCACGATCATCGCCGGCCGTCCCGCCATGGGTAAGTCCGCGCTCATGCTGAACATGTGCGAGAACATGGTTCGCCGCGGCGTCCCCGCCTTGTATTTCAGCCTCGAGATGCCCGCCAATGAGCTGGGCTGCCGCGTCGTCCTCGGGCGCGCGGAGACCAACATTGAAGTCATCCGCAATGGCTTCCTCGATCACGCATCGAAACTCCGCATCACCGAAGCCGCCGACCAATTTGCCAGCGAGCCTTTATATGTGGACGACCGCGGAGGGTTGACCATGCTCGACATCCGCGGCCGAGCCCGCTTGGCCGTCCGGCGATGGAGCGTCAAGGCCATCTTCGTTGACTACCTGCAGCTCGTCTCGCATGTCGGCGCCCAGTCCCGCGAAAACGAAGTAGGCTTCGTCTCAAGAGGCTTGAAAGCCATGGCCATGGAACTCGGCGTCCCGGTCATCGCCGCGGCGCAGGTGAATCGCAAAGCCGAAGACCGCAGCGACAACCGGCCGAAAATGTCCGATTTACGGGAGTCCGGCTCCATCGAGCAAGACGCCGACCTTGTCTGCCTTCTTCACCGCCCCGCGTATTACGCCGCCGACCAAGAAACCGAGCCCGATCCCCAAGACGCTGAGTTGCACATTGCGAAACATAGGGCCGGCGCCACCGGCAAGGTCAACCTCATCTGGCGTCCGCGCCTCACCCGCTTCCAAGACGCCGCCCTCGGCAACCGCACCACAGACGGCGGCGACTCCGTCTACGCGCCATCTCGGCAGATGCAGGAGGTCTTCTACAAATGAATAGCAGGCGCGCAATAGGACTGACGCCAAAAGAGCTTAACGTGCTTGAAGGGTATTTTTGGCACGACGTTCGCAGGGGTGATTTTATTTGCTGGGTTAATGAGCATCTTGGCTACGGAGTCGGGACGGGCGAGGCAATTTTAACAAAGCTGATGCGCGCAGCCGACACTTGTATGCCGCTTGGCGCCGCACCGGAGGCCATCAATGAATAGCCGAGCCAAAGGTGCCCGCGGAGAACGCATGTGGCGCGATGAGCTGCGCGAAGCATTCGGCGACTCCGGTATCCGCCGCGGTCAGCAGTTCTCCGGCCTCGGCGATTCGCCCGATGTCGTCTGCCCATGTCTGCCGGACATCCACTGGGAGGTCAAATTCTGCCAAGTGACCAAGGTCAAAGACTGGATCGCCCAGGCTATCCGCGATGCGAAGGACAAGCTCTTCCCGGTTGTCGCCCACAAGCGTGTTGGCGAGGACTGGCTAATCACTCTGCGCGCAGACGATTTCCTCACGATCCTCCGCGGCTCCGATTTTCTAGTACCAACACAACAACAACCACAAACCAAATAACATCATGGCAACAAAAACCATCACGACACCCGCGGGCATCGCTCGCTATCCCAGCCTCAATCGCGCCGACACCAAGTTCGACGAGATTGGCGTCTACAAAGTGAACCTCGAAATGTCCTCCGAGGACGCCGAGCCGTTCATCAAGCAAATCGAAGCCCTCTTCGCTGAGTTCCTTGACGACAAAAAACGCGAGCTGAAAAAAGAAAAGCTCAAGCTCCACGCCGCTCCGTGGGAAGACAACGACGGCATGACCCAGCTC